GCGATGTGTCGATCGCGGGGTTTTTAATCGGGGACTACACCGACGACGAGGCACAGTCTCTATCCTACGACCCCGAGCAGATGATCCGCGTCGAGCCGAGGCGGGTCTATTTCGATCTCGGGGCGGGTGGGGGCGCGGCAGTCCTCGAAGGTGCCGCCGCATCCGCCGCATCCGCCGCCGCCGACCTCAGCACCGCGATCCCGCTGGCAGGCAGCTCCGCCTCGACCGCCTCTGCCACGGGCGACCTCGCGCTCGACGTGTCGCTCGAAGGCGCCGCGTCTTCCGCCGCTACCGCGACCGCGGGTCTATCGACCGCGATCCCGCTCTCCGGGGGCTCCGTCTCGATCGCATCCGCAACCGGCACAGCCACAACCGCCATCCATATGGATGGTCCAGCCGCATCGATATCGGTCGCGAACGGCGATCTGTTAACGCAAATCAGCATGTCCGGCCCTGCCCTCGCGCAGGCTGCCGCGGCTGCCGCACTTTCCGCCGGAATCCAGTTTGCTGGACATGCATCCGGAAGCGCTGCGGCAAGCGCAAGCCTCACCGCCGGCAGCGGCATGGAAGGCAACGCGGGCGCACTCGCAACCGCAATCGGCACGCTCACCGTCGAGATCCGGCTGAGCGGCGCCGCACTGGCGCAGGCGCTCGCGTCCGCCGATCTCACCGCGCCGGGATCCGGACTGGTGGGCGATGCCGGCGCGCAGTCGTCCGCATCCGGCTTGCTCGGCACCGCGATTCCGCTGGTTGGCCCCGCCACTGCCACCGCCGGCGCGGCCGGCGCGCTCGGCTCGGCGATCCTGATGTCGGGCGCTGCTGCGGCCATCTCGAGCGCGACCGGCGACCTGACCCTGTCGATCTCGTTCGAAGGCTACTCGCTCGCGCAGGCGCTCGCCGCCGGCACGCTCAGCACGTCGATCACGCTCAGCGGCGCCGCACTCGCGCAGGCCATTGCCGCCGGGTGGCTCACCGGTGCAGTGCGCGCAACGCCGGCCTTCCGCACGCGAGTCGTCAAGATGAAACCAAGGCTTTTGAGGATCGCCGCATGAACGCCCGCACTGCATTCCACGTTCGCGAGGACGGGTCGCTCGCTGTCATCCAGCACGCCGACGACATCCTCGACTATGCACTCGACCATACCGATCTGCTGACAGTCGGCGACACGATCGCATCCAGCGTCTGGACCTCGGATGTGGTGGTCATCACCGCGCCCGAGCAGGACGGCGCGATCGTTTCCGCCTTCGTGGCCGGAACAGGCGGCTCGGTCTCGAACATCGTCACCACGGCAGCAGGACGGAAAAAGCGAATCGACTTCTGCGTGCTCGCTCCGCCGGATCTCGCGTGTAGCGCCGCTGCATAAAGTCTCACCCCGCCCCTGAAAATGTCGCGCGTGCGCCGGTAGCCTCGGCCCAATCAAATCGTCAGGCTATCGACATGCCGCAACCTTGGTACTCCATCCGCGCCCGCGCGAGCGCAGCGAACGCCCCGAAAGCCGCAGAGGTTTACATTTTCGGCGACATCGGCGAATCGTGGGACGAGGAAACCGTAGCGGCGAAAGAGTTCGTGCAAAACTTCGCCGCGATCGACGCGCTCAAGATCACCGTCCGCATGAGTTCCTACGGCGGCAGTGTGACCGATGGCGTCGCGATCCATAACGCGATCAAGCGCCACCCGGCTGAGATCGCCGTCAGCATCGAGGGCGCCGCCTACAGCATCGCCAGCCTGATCGCGATGGCGGGCGACACCGTCGAGATGGCCGAAAACGCGCTCTTCATGCTGCATGCGCCGTGGGCCGGCATCCTCGGCAACAGCGTCGAGATGCGCGAAATGGCCGACGTGCTCGACCGGTATGCAGAGGCGATGGCGTCGAGCTACGTCGCAAAGTCGGGTCAGTCGCACGACGAGATCATGACTTTGCTCACGGACGGCAAAGACCATTGGTACACCGCGAAAGAAGCGCTCGCCGCCGGCTTCGTCGATTCCGTTACGCCCGCCCTGCAGATCGCCGCATCCGCCACCATTCCCGCCGCAGCCCTTGCCCGCTACCCGTCTGCGGCAGCGATCAACCCAGTTTTGCAACCCGCCGCGCCTGCGGCATCAACTCCTACGGAGACTACATCCATGCCTAACACGGCAACCCCGCAGGCAGCTGCACCCGCACCTGCCATGCCCGAAGCCCCCAACGCCGCCGCCATCCTCGCCGCCGACAAGAGCCGCCGCGCCTCTGTGCGCGCCGAGTTCGCTCCGTTCGCGAAGCACGAAGGCATCGCCGATCTGCAAGCCGCGTGTGAAGACGACCACGGCTGCACCGCCGAAGCCGCCGCGAAGAAGATCCTCGCAAAGCTCGCCGCCAGCGTGCAACCGATCTGCGCGACGCACGTCGAGACTGTCGAGGACGAAACCGACAAGCGCCGTGAAGTGATCGTCGCGACCATCATGGCAAAGGCCGGCAAGGCGGATGCAAAGATGGTGCAGATCGCAGCGGCAGGCGGGATGCGTGGTCAGAGTTTGATCGACTTCGCCCGCGCGTCGCTTGATCGTGTCGGCATTCGTTACCGTGACATGGATCGCGAAAGCATCGCCAAGGCTGCGCTGACGCAGACCTCGGGCGACTTCCCGGTGCTGCTCGAAAATGCCATGCACAAGGTTCTGCAAGCGGCCTATGCGACGGCCGGCGACACGTGGGCGCGTTTCTGCGCCATCGGATCGGTCAGTGATTTCCGTGCTCACCCGCGTTACCGCGTCGGCAGCCTTGGCAACTTGTCGCAAGTCTCGGAGGGCGGCGAATACACCAACGTCGCGATTCCGGACGGCGAAAAGTCCAGCATTGTCGCTCGCAAATACGGCAACATCATCGCGCTGACTACCGAGATGATCGTCAACGACGACCTCGGAGCGTTCATGGGCGTCGCCGCGATGCAGGGCCGTGCAGCGGCGAGGACCATCGAAGCCACTGTATATGCGCTGCTCGCGGAAAACTCGGGCCTCGGACCGACAATGAGCGACAGCAGGACGCTGTTCCATGCCGACCACGGCAACCTGACCACAGGCGCCGCGATCTCCGTGGCTGCGCTGGATCTGGATCGCGTTGCGATGGCCTCGCAGGCCGATGTCGGCGGGAATGATTTCCTCGACCTGCGCCCGTCTGTTCTGCTCGTGCCACTTTCGCTCGGCGGAACCGCACGCGTGATCAACGACGCTCAATACGACCCGGACACGGCCAACAAGCTGCAGCGGCCGAACATGGTCAACGGCCTGTTCAGCGACATCGTGGATACCCCGCGCATGACCGGCACCCGTCGTTACCTGTTCGCCAATCCAAGCGAAGCGCCTGTCATCGAAGTGGCCTTCCTCGACGGCCGCCGCGAACCGGATGTGAAGTCCGAGGACGGGTTCCGCCAAGACGGAATTGAGTACCGCGTGAAGCACGTGTTCGGCGCGGCCGCAATCGACTACCGCGGCGCCGTCACCAACGCTGGCGCGTAATCTCAATCGCCTGGCCAAAGCGGCCCGGCAGCTAGGAGAAACAAAATGCTCAATTACGTGCAAGAGGGAAGAACCCTCACCCTCACGCCCTCCGCCGATGTCGCCGCTGGCGAGGGCTTTCTGTTCGGCGCGGGCCTGTTCGGTGTCGCGCTCGCTGCTACCGCGTCCGGCGCTGCCGGGGAGTTCCTGGTCGAAGGTGTGGTCGATATCGCAAAGACCAGTGTGCTGGCGATCTCGGTCGGTGACCGGGTGTTCTGGGTGCCCGGCTCGAAGGTCGTGAACACGACCGCGACCGCGCAAGTCAATGTCGGTGTAGCGGTTGCTGCCGCGGCGAACCCGTCCGCGACCGTGCGCATCAAACTCGGCGCAGTGACCGCGTCTGGCGCGTAATGACCCTCGCCCCGTTCGCCGACATCGAGGCCCGCATCGCAGCCGTGACGAACTCGCGGCTGGCGAATGCGTATGTCGTACTGGCGAACGGGGTGGCCTTCGGCGCGGAAATGAACGCGTCCGACGAGATCGGGTTTGAATACGTCACCGTCGGCACGCATCAACTGACCTACCTCTCGAGCTATTCGCTCGCGAAGGGTGAGGAAATCAGCGTCAACGGTGCGTTCTTCGTCGTAGCTACGACCCCGCGCAAAACGGACGGGCACTTTTCCGCCTGCGAGGTCGTGCAGAAATGACGCTGTGGGAGATCCAGGATGCCTATGTGGCCCGGCTGCAAGCGGCAGCCCCGGCCGGCGTCGCGGTGAAATCCACGTTCGACGACACCGACTGGTCGGCAGAGGAATCGCCGACGGTCGGCGCGCATGTCGTGTTCGATGGGCTCGACCCCGCGGACGAAACCGGATCGTCCGCGATGCTGCGGCTGGGGTTCTCGGTCCACGTCTATCTGGACGTCCAGCGCGCAGGGCCGAACGACGCAACGGTCGCGCAGGACACGATCACCGCCGCGCTGAAATCTGCGATCGGGTGGGAGTGGCGGACGGGGCTCGTTGCTCGCCTCACTTCAGGGAAGCCGACCGGGTTCGATGGCCGGATTGCCCGCGTATCAATCAGCTTTGCCGTACCGGCTCACGAGTCCGGAATCGCCTAAAGGAGCATCGAAATGACCGCATCAATTTTCAAGGGCAAGATTAAGCTTGCCCCGTACGAAAGCGCCGCGACGTTTGGCGCCAGAACGTTCCGTGACATCCAGAACACCAGCGTGTTCCGATTCAGCTTTACGGAAACCGAGGCGACGCTGCCCGACTACAGAGACGCCTCCGGCGGCACGGACGCGAGTTTCAAGCGCATCGAGTCCGTCACCGGGCAGATCGACCCGCGCCACTACACCGCCGAGAATTGGGCGATGGTGCTGTGGGGCACGACCGCCGCACTGGCCGCAACGCCCATCGTCGGCGAGGCCCGCATCATCCGCGCCGGGACGTTCATCCCGACCGACCGGATCATCGATATCGCTGTCGCCCCGGTCGTGAAGAAGGGCGCCACCGTCATCGATGTCACCGATTACACCGTCTCACCTGGCGGCATCACCATCGCGGCGACGATCGGGACTGCGACCGTGGTCGAAGATGACGCGATCACGATCGACTACACCCCGCAAGCCGGCTTCGATGTGCAGACGCTGGTTGGATCTGCGCCGTTGATGTCGTTGTACTTCGAGGGCGTCAATGCGATCGACGGCAAGTCGGTCATCATCCGCGGTCACAAAGTTCGGCTGGGTGCGGCGCAGAACGTCGACATGATCGCCGAGGGCGATACGTTCGGCACGCTGACGGTTTCGCTCACCTTCGAGAAGGACGAGACGGTCGTCGCCGCCGGCAAGTCGAAGTACCTCGAAGTCCACGTCGAGTCGTAAGCGATGGCCCGCGCCGAGGAAGTCCTAGCCTTCAACGGGTTTGCCGTCACGGTGCGGGAACTCACGCTCGGCGAGGTGCGCGCATGGGCGGTGCGGGTCGATGCGGGGCTGATCCCGTTCGATTCCGCCGCGCTCGGCATCATCGCCGATTGCGAGGTGGCGGACCTGGGCGTGATGTCCTCGCTCACCCCCGAGCAGGCCGACACGCTCACCGGTGCCGAACTCAACCGCATCGCCGACGCGTCAAGGAAACTCAACCCCAATTTTTTCGCACTCCGGGCAGCGATATCGGCCGCAGCCCGGACGATCGAGCAAGAAGCCCGGTTGCAATTCTCGAGCACAACGCAGCACGCCTCGTAATGCGCGGGCATGCGTGCGTGTGGGATTACCCCTGGCGCGCATATCAGACAGCCCTTGAGGTGTTGAACGGTGTCGACTGAATACAAAATCAAGATCAGCGGCGATGCCAAGGGCTTGGAAGGCGCAGTCGGCAAAGCCAAGGGCGCGCTGAAGCGGCTGAGTGCCGACCTCGGCGGGCTGCAGACGCTCGCATCCCGGGCGCTGAGCTTTGCCGGCATCGGATCCGCACTGTCGATTGGCGGAATCGTCGCGATGGCAAAGTCGGTCGCGGACACCGGCGATGCGGTTGCCAAGTTGTCCGCGCGGACCGGCATCGCAACCGAGTCCCTGTCAAAACTGCAGTACGCCGCCAGCCTCAACGACGTGTCACAGCAGGCGCTCGAAAAGGGCCTTGCCAAGCTCGCGCGCACGATCGGCGATGTCGTCGCCGGCACGGGCGAGGGCGCTGAAGCATTCACCGCGCTCGGCCTGTCGGTCAAGGATATCGACGGCAAGATCAAGCCGGCCGACAAGGTCTTCTCCGAGTTCGCGCAGAAAATCTCCGAACTTCCGGACGGCGTAGAAAAGACCAACCTCGTGATGAAGGTGTTCGGGCAGCGCGTCGGCCCCGAACTCATCCCGCTACTGAACGCGGGCGCGGCTGGACTTGCCGAGATGGGCGAAGAGGCGGAGCGGCTCGGCATCGTGATCGGCACGGATCTTGCCAAAGCATCCGAGGATTTCAACGACAACCTGAACCGCATGCAGACGCTCGCGCGCGGGGCTACGATTTCGCTCACGAGTGAGCTGATCCCGGCCATCAACGAATACCTTGCGCGAATCCTCGACGCAAAAAAGGCCGGAGTCGGGCTGTTCCCGGAAGAATTTTTTAGAGCCGGGGGCGATGACATTGACGCCACGATAGCCAATGTGCAGAAAAAGCTGGACGCACTGCGACGCGGAGATCGGTTCGGCGCGGGCATCGCCAAGGGGCTGTTCGGCGATCTCGACGCGGAGCAGAAGCGGCTCGAAGCCCTGGTCACGTTCTATGAGTCGCAGCGCAGACGGCAGTCCGGCGACGCCCTTCAGGAAGAGAAGGCGCAGCTAAAGGCCGTCGGCGTCCAAAAGGAACTCGCCGGAAAGGTCGTCGAGCTCGCCAGGCTGCGCGCCACCGCCGAGAAGGCCGCGAACACCGAGGGCATCCGTGGGGCGGTCGCGCTGAAGAATGCACTGCAAGCCGCATGGCAGGCCAGCATCGACGGCGCGAAGAAAGCCGCCGAGGAAGCCAAGACGCTGCTCCAGTCTGCTGCGGATGCCCGGCAGTCCGGCGAGGACAAGGCGGCAGACCGGGAGCTGCGCGGGCTCAGCGACGAGGATCGAAGCGCGGTTGCCCGCAAGCAAGCCGGGCTACTGCGAGACGAAGCCAGCCGGTCCGCCACGTTCGCGCAAAATGCCGCCCTTCGGGGTGACATCAAGTCGGCGGAAAAGTTGGCGGCCGATGCGGCAAAGCTCGCCGACCGCGCGGAGAAGTTCGCCGATCAGGTCTCCGACGACGACACCGCCGCCAAGCTGTTCCGGGATCTCGGCCGGATTCGCGAAGACGCCCTGAAGTCGCAGGCCAAGATCAAGGAAAAGGAAGCCGCAACGCTGGGCGATCAAGCCGCAGAGCAGCAAGCGCAGATCCGGGAAAACGAAGAGCGCATCGAGGCCTTGAGGATCAAGATCGGCGAGCCGATAACGATCCAGGCGGACATCACGGAAGCCGAGGCCGAGATCGCCCGCCTCAAGGCTGAACTCGATGCGATCAAGGACAAGACCGTCACGATCACCGTCAACACGGTCCAGAACGGATCGGCCGTCGCGCCAGAAGGAAGTTTCGCGCCGGTGCAGCCTGAGGGCGGATGGGGGCCGACCGTCGTCACGCAGAGCGGCACTCCGACCAAAGAGGTGGCGGTAACGGCGGATACCGAGCAGGCGCAAAAGGATCTGTCGAAAGTCCAGAAGTCGGTCGCCGAGATCCCGGATGAAAAGCAGATCCGGATCAGTGCGGTTGTGAGCGGCAGCCCGTTTTCGGACGCTGCCAGCGAATGGAACTCGAAGCAGAACGGATTCGCCCGCGGCGGATGGACCGGGCCCGGCACTAAATACCAGCCGGCCGGCTTCGTGCATGCGGAAGAGCACGTGCAGCCGATGGAGCGCGTGCGCGAGCCCGGCGCACTGTCCTTCTTCGAACGGATCCGGCGCGAAGGATTCACCCGCACGATGCGCGCGCTGCGCATCCCCGGTTATGAAAAGGGCGGACTCGTGTCGGCGCTGAATTCCCCTGCCATTCGAAGTCGTGCGCTGCCCGGATACGCCTCGGGCGGACTGGTGCGAAACATCGATCCGGGTCGCGTCACCCCAGCAACGTCCGCAGCAAAGAGCAGCGGAACGCCGATCGTCCTGCAGTGGCCAGACGGGACGACCGCGCAAGTCATGGCCGAGACCGCCGTCGCCAAGCAGATCGAGAAGACGTTCCGGCGCGCAGCCCTCGCCCGAGGTAGCCGCTGATGAGCCACGCCGGCAAAGCCTTCCAGATTGGCAGCGTGATCGTGCCATGCGCTGCGGCGCTCAACCTCTCGCAGCGCTTTGAGACGATCGGCGGTCGGTCTCGACTTCGATTCGCCGACGGCGCGGGCCTCGACCAGATCCTATGGGAAAAGCTCCGCGTGACGATCAGCGGTGACGGCTGGTGCCCGCCCGGACTGGCGACCCTGCCGTCTGGTCCGCTGACGCTCAAATGCGGATTGCCGCGCGCAGTGTCCAGCACATCGAACGCCGTCACGATCCCGGCCGCACGCCGCACCGATGCCGGCTATCTGCCCTACGCATGGGCACACACCGCCGACGGCGCGGTAGCCACGCCGCTGTCGCTGTCGGTCAACGTCGCGACATGCACCGCGGTCGCGGGCGCCATCGCCTACGAAGTCATGTATTTCCCCGAGCTGTCCGTGCTCTGTGATCCCACCTCCGAGGATCACAGCCGCGCCGGCGCGTCGTGGGAACTCGTGGCGGAGGAGGCGTAAGCGATGACGTGGGTCAAGAAAAGCGCCGTCGGCCTGTTTTTGACGCGTGCGTTCTACGGCGCGTCCGGGCGCTGGCTGCTGATCGACGACAACCCGAACGGGATCTCCGCCACCGATGACTTCCTGAACTACGTCACGGCCCCGCGCCCGACCAACTCGGCAAACTCGCTCGTGGTCGACGTCCTGGGGGCCTGCTACGACGGCACGAAGTGGCACACCGTAGGCGATAACGGCTACCTGCAGAGCACGGACGGGCTCACCGGAAACGCATGGGCAGTGTCGCAGGCCATCTTCGACGGCGCGGCGGAGCACGGGGCTCGGGCGATCGCGGCCGCCAATGGCCGGCTCGTGATCGTATCGAGCACCGGCAAGGTCTCGCTGTCGATTGACGGCGGCGCCACATGGACCGTCAAGACGACGATCTCGTCCCCGCATGCGAATGGCAGCAAATCATCGGTCGCCAACCAGGGCAACATCTGGATCGTCTCCTGCGGTGCAGTGCAGATTGCGCGCAGTACGGACAACGGCGACACGTGGTCGCTCGTCACCGTCTCGGGCACGCTTCGGGTAGGTCCGGTCGGGGCATACCCTGGCGGATGGCTCGTGTCGTCGGCCGTCACCGCGTCCAACTCTCGCCGAAGCACCGACAACGGCGCGACATGGGTTTCGAGCGGAAACCCGGACTCGTTGTCGTATTTCCGGACGACAGCCGGCGCGCTCTATGAGTGGGACTCCACGGCAGACGTGGTGTATTCCTACACCTCGGGCACGCGCAGCCCGATGGACGCGACCGGCAAGCCTGCGGCAGGCGGGACAGACTGGTTTGGGGCTGGGGACCGCTTGTTCCTGCCTGATTTTGACGCGACATGGGGCGGTAACGTGCCCTATGTGGCCGATGGCCTGTTCATGCCGGCCATCATCACGCTGACGTTCACCATCGAGGTGTTCGCCCCGCCGATTGTCACGCTGCCGTTTTCGATCGAAGTCGTCGACGGCAGCAGCGTCGTGGCGCTGCCGTTTTCGATCTCGGTCGTGGAGCCCGCGGTCGTCACGCTGCCGTTCTCGGTCGAGGTCTTCGACGCGGCGACCGTCGGCGGCCTCGATGGCGCGGGCGGCTGGCCGTCGGCGCCGGGCGGTCGCTGGCAGCCGGTGGTGTTCCTCGGCGGATCCGACATCTCGGCGCAGCTAGCCGGGCAGATCACGGTGACGCAGGCGGACAACGAGGCGAGCGTCGCGGAATTCGCGTTCCGTCCCGTGTCGCCGATGCTTCCGATGGGATTGATCGGACAGCCGGTCAGGATCACGTTCGCGCAATGGACCGACACCGGACCGATCAACGCGCACACGATTTTTTCCGGGGTCGTCGAAACGCCGTCGATCGATCTCGCGACCGGGCTGGTGTCCTGCCTGTGCCACGACCAGCTGCAGGAGATCGCGAGCAACACGCCACGCGATTGGATCGACACCGAAGTCGGCGGGCGCTGGCGTGAGGAGGTATCCGGGCTGCCGGCCGACACGTGGGACTATCTGCAAGCGCGCATCGCCAGCGTCCCGAAAAGCTACGCGCTCGACGCGCTACAGCGCATGCGGGTGCTGCCGTGGCGCGGCGCCGGGCTCAAGACCGCGACGATCCGGCAGGCCGACATCCTCGACGGCTCGCTGTCGATCGACCTGCCGAGCCGCAGCCAGATCCGGACGCGTGTGACCTGCCGCATGCAGTACCGATATACGCGGCTCCGAGGGCGCGGGGCTCTCGCGTCCTACAGCCAGCCGATCCGGTTCTACACCGGCGATTTTCGAGCCGTCGCAGTGGCCAGCGGCGGGCCGTTCTACGGCGTGCTCGGCCTCACGGTGGCAATGGTCGAATCGGCCGTCACGGGCCTGTCCGGATGGAGCCTTTCCGGGCCTATCAGCTACGACAAGCCGGCTGCCGGGTCGTATCTGCTCGGCGATGTGGTGGGCGATGGCGTGTACATCATCCCGCCGGAGGTCGCGCCGTCGATTGCGCTGGGATTCTCGGCGCGCTTCGAGTCCCGCTGGACGCAAACGACGACCGAGGACTACACGGTCACGGTGACGCTCCCCGGCGTGGAGGCCGATACCGGGCCCATCGGCGAGGAAGTCGGCGCGACACTCGAGGCGGCGTTCGATGCGCAAGAGTGGGGCAGCGACCCGGCCGTGTCGCCCGCACTCACGGTGCCGACGGCGGGAGATGTGTCGAGCGCATGGCAGCCGGCGGGCGCCGACACGGCCGCGCGTGACGACGTGCTGCGCACGCTACTCGATCGCGCATGGGTCACGCTGTACGGCTCGACTCGCTCCGGCCGGGTGAGATTCGCGCTGCCGCTGCGACCGGATTTGTGGCTAGACTGGTTCCCGACGCTGGAATTCACAGCGCTACGGGCTGCCGGAAAGATCGCAGAGATCACGCACACGCTCGACCTCGACACCGGCGCGGCGACGACCGAGGCCGCGATCGCGGTCGGCCTGCCGGGCAACGCGGACGCGAGCCTGCCGACGTGGAGCCTGCCCGCGGTGACGATGCCCGACGAAACGCGGCCGCTCACTGCCTACGGTTTCGATCTCGGCACCCATGTCGGCGGCGGTGACGGGATCATCACGCGCCCGCCCGAAGCGGGGGGCGGTCCGTCTCCGCCGTTCGATTCTGAGACGATGATCGGCTTCGTGACCAATCTCGATCTGGCATTCCAAAGCACATCATTTAACTGGTACCCGCATCAACTCTCGATGCGTGCCCCGACGATCGACGCGCTCGACCGCGACCCGCTCGACCTGCCCGTCGAGGCGACGATCGAGACCACTATCCCGACTGATTTACTGGAGATCCTTTAAATGAGCACGACTTGGCAGTTTTACGCGGACGCGGGGCTGACGGTGCCAGTGGCCAATCAGCCCGTGGCGCAGTCTAGCCTTGGCGGCGCGGTCGATTTGCTGATCTATTTCGGCAGCACTGCGACCGGTACAACGATGCAAACGTCGGTCAACCCCGGAACCGACCCGATCCAGATCACGCCGACCGACTCGGACGGCGGAGGCGTGCAACTCGCGGCGACAGCGTTCAAGCTGGCACTGTCGGCGGTCGGGCTGGATTCGGCGACCGCGGGCGCCGCGCTGTCGGTGGGCACCACGCTCAACAGCGGCACGGCCGGAGCGGTGCCGGTGTATGTGCGGGTCGATACCGGCACGAGCACGCTCGGCACCTACACCGACCTGTCGCTTGTGACGACCGCTGTCATCGAGTCCTGATCGTGGCCGGATCCGCATCGCCGCTGCAGGAGGCCGTGGACCGTGTCGTCGGCAAAAAGCCTACATGGGACCCTCTCAATCCCGCCCAGGCCAAGGGCGCGAAACCCGGCGGCACTTCGGTCGGCCGGCCGTCGGCGACTCAGAGCGGGGTCGGCGGGTCGGCGTTCAACGAAAGTGATGCGACGCAGCGCGAATACTACGCCGCCCGAATACTCCCGAGCAGCGACGGCATCTTTCAACTTTCCTGGCAGCCGATCAAAAGCATTTTGCTGACAGGCGGCACGCGCGCCACTTTCAAGGACCCGCCCGCGTGAGCGTAGGCAAAAGCGAGCCGGTTCCGCTGTTTGGAAAAACGCTCTCGTGGGGCATCAGCCGTCACGGGCTGATTCAAAACGCGCAGATGACCCTCGGCAACAGCAGCCAGATCGCGTGGCCGCAGCCGGGCGGGAACGGCGGAGCGGTGTGGTCGTTCGCCAACACGCTGCTGGTGCGCCGACCCGGCTGGACCGGGCCTGTCCTGCCGCCCGAGGAGGTCGCCGCGAACCTCGCCGCCGGGCACGAACTCCTTGACTATGCAATCCTTTCCGGCGGGACGGGCGACGTGGGTGGCCAGCAGATCGGGGCGAATTCGTGGCTGTGGTTCGACCCTGCCGGCGCGTGCTGGCGGTTCCAGATCTCGAGCCTGACCGGCCCGCACACCGCTCGCGTCTTCGCGTTTTCTCGCCGTCGGTTCGGGCTGATCGGGGATGGGCTGCACACTTCAACGACAGTGACGGCGTCGGCAATCGATCTCGGTCAGGACGGCGCGCCGCCGATTGACCAGCTGGTACTGATCAACGGCCTGACGCCGCATACGCCCATCCCCGCGGATGTGGTGATGGAGACCCGTCTCGTCTCGACCACGCCGGGCGGAGACAAGGCTTTGTTCATGTGCTGCATCCGTCCGTGGACAGACAGCACGGCGCCGAACGAGGATGCGCAAGAGGCGAACCCGAGCGCGCTCGACCATCGCCCGCTCGCTTTTGTCGAGGTGACAGTCGCCACGGATGGCACGGTGACTGCGCAGACGGTCCGCAACCGCGCGGCGTGCCTCGGGACGTATTCCGGATCGCTGAATATGGGATACCTCATCATCGGCTGGGGTCTTGCTGTGGTGGCGGAGGAGCCTTTTACGTGCCCGAGCGGGCAGAACGTGGTCCGCAAAACGTTCGATATCGTGTTCACCGAGACCCCGACCACAAATCAAAATGATGGTCCGGGAACCGGAAACGAAACGCAATCGCTCACCGGAGGCGTTATCGCGATGTGGTACGACGCCAACAGCGTACTGCACGAGATCACGCTCGATCTCACGCGCGTATATGACCGAGCGGTGACAGTGATTGCGCAATCATCCGGCGGCCCGTCGATCTGGGAGCCGCTGTGCGATTCCAATGGCGGATCTTTTGGCCCGACGATCACCGGGACCAGCGGGTACAGCTGGGTGATTACCGAGTCGCTCACGGTCGAGCTGCGGGATAACGGCGTCGTCGTGCCGGGGGCGGGGATTGCGCTCGTGCGGTCAGAGTCCGGAGTCAAGACGGAATCGCGCACATGGCCCGAATACGCTTTCAACACCGATAACCCGATGTCCGACCCCGCTGTATTCGTGTCCACAAACAATTTGTCTGTGACGCTCAACGGCGCCCCGCTGTATAGCCTCGTCGATCACTTCAACGTCGATGGGCGCAATCCCCTGTCGCTGCCGATCCCCGAGCTGCGCACCCAGTATTTCGCATTCCCGCAACTGTGGGCAGGCAGAGGAGGAAATCCGGGCGTGGTGCTCGATCTGGTCCGATGGTCGAATAACGCAGTCGGCGCCCGCCATGTCATCACGAACGGGCAGACGACGCAGATCAATCATTTCGGCGACGTGGTGACGCCATCTGGAGCGGTTGCGCACAGCGAGACGTTCGAACTTCCCGGTGGAACGTTCCTGTTTGTGTGGCCGATCCCGCTGGCGTTTGTTGCCCCGCGGATGCTCAACTGCTCCGGCTCGTGGCACCCGGTCACGCAGGAGTTCGTGTCGAGCGTGTCGGAGCTCGCAGAGGGGGTCGTTCACTTTCCGAAGTGCTGGGCTTGACGGGTCAGGATGCGGACGGATCAGTCGCCCCGTCGATCCGATCCCGCACCCATCCGGCCCCGCCGAGCTGCGCCAGTTTCTCACGCTGTGCTGGCGTCAGCCGAATGGACATGGTGACGGTATCCTCGCCGACTTTCACCGGCTTTCTGCCCTGTCCTCTGCCGCGCTCTGCCGGCCATGCTGCCCTGGCTGCGCGCGTCATACTTTCCACGGTTGCGCGCCCGTTGATCACGCCGACGATCCGAAGCTCGCCAGTCATCTCGCGCAGCGCGTCCTCGAGAGCCGATTCCGCGCTGACGTGGTAGGCGCTGCCGACTCCGAATTTCCGGTGCTGCGCGAGGGCGGCATCGGCCGCCTTTCGGATATCGGCGGCGTTCATGCTTCCCCCCACGATTCGCCAGTGGCGCGTTCGTATGCGTTGGCGTAGTCGCTTCCATACGCATGGCTGCTAGCCTTCTCCGCGGGCTCCGTCGCCACGCTCAGGTAGGCCTCGAATTTTGCATAAAGCCCGAAGTGCTTGCGGATGGTAGCCTTTGCATTGTCAAGCTGCTTTTGCGGCTGGCCCTTTCCCTCAACGATCACAACCGCGTCGCCGTCCTTGTCGGCGATGGCGTATGCTTTGACTTGCCTGTCGGCATTCTTGTATCCGTCCAGATACACGCGAACTTCGCCGGTCGTCGGGTGAATCCACTTGGATGCTTTCATCTCGCTCCCCTTGTCCGTTTGCTTACTGTGATTCTATTGTAGTGCGCAATCAACACAAGAGCAAGGATTATTTAGCGCGGCAGGCCGGATATTTTCGTTCGGAACAGCGTCTCTTTTCCTTGCGAGCCGCATCTGATGTATCACTCAAGATCGGCCCCGCGTTTAATTAAGATTTTGAATAGCCGCCACAGCCCAGGATGCATGCGCGCCTTCCCTGCTTCCCAATCCTGCCAGGTCCTCATCGTCGAGTAGATCATCGTGGCGGCTGCGGTCTGCGAGAGCCCGGCGGCATCTCGGGCGGATCGGATTTGCTCAGGCGACGGGTTTGACGCTGGGCCTCTCGGCCCCCGGTTCGGATGGTTAGGCATTGCGGAGGGAGCCATCGGGGTTGAACAGCTTTTCGTCAAGCTCGACTTGCCCGGTGAAGCCCAAGAGATACCATCCGACCTGATCGGTGTTGGGCATGACGCCGCGTACATGGACTTCGCCGTTGCGTGTGACCTTGGCGTTCTTGGCGCCGTAGATTTCCTTCGCAGCGGCGAGGATCTCGGAATCGGTCTTGGTTTGCATGATGGACATTTTCTGCTCCAGCCCCTGATCCCGAGGCGCGGTGTCTGCTGTGTGCTGACAGTTCTATAATAGCACGGATGCCGTGCTATGCAAGGATTATTTGTAGTGCGGAAACATCAATCGAGCTTGTCCGCAAGGTCGCCCATGTCCGGGCTGAAATAAGTATTCAACAAGATCGACAGATCCCGGTGCCCGCTCATCTTCGCCAGCTCGAGCACCGGCAGCTTTTTCGACAGCCGGGTCAGGGCCTCGCGCCGAAGATCGTGAAATCGCAGGCCCTCGACTGCCGCCTTGGTGCGCGCCTTGGCCCACAGCGCGGACGTCGACGCGGCCGACACGTCGAAACATCCGGCCGGTAGTTGATGGATGATGCGGATCGCCTCGCGCGACAGGGGCACGTCGCGTGCATGCCCGTTCTTCGATTCGAGGATGCGAGCCACCCGCCGGTCCAGGTCGATCGTCTGCGGAGTAAGGCCGCAAATCTCGCTCGCGCGCATCGCCGTCTCGACCGCAAACAGGGCAGCGGCCGCGACGCGGGAATTGACGGTCGTGAGCGGCCCGTCGTGATACCCGAGGACGTGCAACATGGCCTCCATCTCGTCGCCCTCGGGGCGCCTCTTGCGGGCCTTGCCGCCGTCCGGGCGCTTGGCCCTGGTAAAGGGGTTATCCCGCAGCCAGTGCCATTCCCGGATCGCGACATTGCAGGCATGGGACAGTGTGACCCATTCGCGCGCCACGGATGCCGAACTGACTTCCTGCAGGCGCTTGTCCCGCCATGCCGATACCGCGCGCTCGTCGAAGTCCGGCAGCAACACCCTGGCGATGTCCGAGCGCTTGATGCGGTTGATCCGCATCGCCTCCGAGCGGGCCCCCTTTTTTGTTGGCGTGATCTCGCTGGCGTAGCGGTCGAGCAGATCGCCGAACGGGATGTTCGGAATCTCGCCGCGACGCTCGGCGTTGATACTGGACTCGAACTGCGCCGCCCAGGCTTGCGCCGCGCGCTTCGTCTGGAACGACTCGGACCGGTCAATGCCGGCCTTGCGGACGCGTGCCCGCCATGCGTTGCCGCGCTTCTCGATGACCGCCATCTTTCACCCAGCTTACGCGGCAATCGAATCGATGTAGATTGCGCGATCCCTGGCGCCGATGGGGGTGGGTTTGATCGGATGCGCGCAATCGCTCAAGCGTCCAGCTAGCAAGTGCTTCCATGCGCAGAGATCGTTCGGCACCACGCGATGTGGTCCGCCGTCGTACAGTTTCCCTAGCGTCCCGTTCGGCTTGCGGTAGTAGGGGGTGGAGCGCGCCATATGCTCGGCAACCGGCTTTGCAACAGCGATGCACGAGCCGTTCTGGCAGATGCTGCGCGCCTTATCTTCGCTGTAGAGCCCTGCCTTGTCGATGCATATCGTGTATCCCCTGCTGTCAGGGTTCCACCATGTGATGTGCTCATGATGCTTTATCGTGTGACCAATGTGGGCAATCAGATATTCAGTCATCTTTCCTCTCCAGGCACCCCATCAGGTCGGTGATGAAGTGTAGCGCTTGGGACAGTAGCCGTGTCACGGCTGGGACACGCAGACGCGAAAACAAGTGGAATCGAGCGTATTTTGTGCGCAGCAAAAATAGGCTAAATCCCTGTGTTTGCGTGGCTTTGAGATCGATAGTGCGGCATGGTGCAAGGTGCCGTTGTGCCGGGAACGGGACTCGAACATCCGCACGTTCAATGGGCTTTACGGGTACGCGGGACACTTTTGGGACGCTGCCGGTCCGCCCATGCCATGATCTCGATGGCCTTCCACCGGAGCTGGCCGCGGCCGCTGTGGCTCGGTAGCCGTATCGTATCAGGGAACCCTACGAGCAGCGCGTAGCGTTCGGACACCTGACGGGCGCCGACGCCGAGGTAGGCGCCGACCGCTTCGGCGTCCCACAGCGCCTTGTCGGCGGGGATCGTCGGGCGGGACAGGACGTCGATGAGCCTGTCTAGTTTTTCTGCGAGTTCGTTCATGGGTTCGGTCCTGGTTTCGGTGTTCATGTCGTTTGCCCTTGCTGCTCTGCCCGGTTCGATTCCGCGGCCTTGCGCAGCCGCTCCCGCGCGTACCTGGCGCGATGATCACCGCCCTGGACAGCTGCGAGATCTCCGAGCACTACGTCACGCCTCTCTGCCGTCGCCTTTTTGACCAGATGACATTCTGCGAGGGTTGCCGTGCCTTCAGGCCATCCGCACCAACTCAGCCGGTCGCCGATGACGCAGGCGACGGCCCATAGCTCTCCGGTGGGCTCGTGAAATACGGTGTCGCCGGTGTCGATTTCGGTGTTCATGTCGTCGCGTCCATTCCAACCGCGTCCCGCACGAGATCGAGCTGCGTGCGGAGATCGACGATCTCGTAAAGCTGATCGCGGTAAATGGCTGCGTGCTTGTCGAGCACTTCGCGTAGCCGCACGGTCTCGGCCTCGAGTCGGCGCATCTTGGCCGCTTCCTGCTTGGTCATTGCCCGTCTCCGAGCGCGCGGATTGCTATGGCTCACAGCCGCTGAACTACGGCCGAATCTCCATCAAATTCCCATTTTTCAGCTTCCGACTCACGCGCCTTCGCGCACCGCTCGCGCTCCTGCGCCAGTCGGTCCTTGACCGAAACCAGCTCGTCGATCAGGATCTTAAAGTCGGTCCGCCATGCATCGAACGATGCGACCAGCGCATTGTTCTCGGACCGGAGCCGCGCATTTTCATCGGCCAACAGCCGCACCCGTTCCGGAAGATCTCCGGCAGCCCGCATCGCTCCGTCCATCGCATGCCGGATGCTGGTGAGTTGCGCGGACATTGCCCGATTCGCGCAGGCGAGTAGGCCGAGATCGCCGGGCGGGTTCTTGTAATCGCACATCATTTGTTGATCCTCCACACCCTTTGTCCACCCACCGTCACGGAGATCAGGATTCCCCGGCTCCGCAGCGACGCGAGATCTCGGTAGGTCCGGTCGAGCACATAGCCTAGATGCTCGGCGATCTGCGCAGCGGTCCGGCCCCCGTTTCCCGTTACATACCGGATTGCGGCTTCCCGTCTGGCCGATTGCGCTACGCGTCGCTTTTCAATATCTGACAGCCGCGCATCCGAGAGTTTGAATCCGATCGAGTCCGAACGCAGCTCATACGCATGCTCACGTCTGGCAAATCCGAACAGGCTCGACCACGGCTCGGGGATGTTGGGCAGATCGTGATGGCTGGCTTGCGCGGTCATACCGCTTCCCATTGATGCGGCCGTAGGCGTACCTTGCCGCGGTCCTCGAGCGCCTTGATGTCGATCGACATTGCGTCCGTCGAGATCCCGAACAACTCGGCCAGCTCGACGACCGTAAAAGGGCCGTGCTCTCGCAGGTACGCGACCTCGGCATCCATGCGCGCCATTCGGCGGACCGTGCGCGATTTTGGCGTGGTCGTGAGCGTCGGAGATCCGTACAGGGCGTGCGGCACGGGCTTGGGCTTGCCGTTCTGGCTCGGCGGCGTGACGAGGCCGAAGAGCAGCGCCCACGGGGTAGGGGTGTCTGCGGCTTTCATGCGGCTTCCCGTTCCGCCAGTCCGCGCGCGAAAATGAGCACTTGGCTCAAATCGTCGTCGCCCATCGCATCGAGGATGGCGTCGAGCTCGCCACGCAGCGAATTGGTCTTGGCTCGAGCCTCGGCAATCCGCTGGAATTCCGCGTACTGCATAGCGCGCATCCTGGCGGCTTCCGCTTCATGCTCGGCCCAGTCGGCGGCGATTCGTGCATCCTCGTCGGCGCGTTCGGGCAGGGTGAGGGCGGTTGTGGTCATGGCTGTGCGTCCTGAAAAGTCATGCGGCGGAATATCTGGCGCGTGCGATCCACGTCGCCTTTGCAGTACTCGACCACTTCATCGATCTGGCCGTCGCGCACGTAGTCCCACACCTTCGAGCCGTCGATCCCGTCCGGCTTGCCCGGAATCCCGAGTGCTTTGCATAGGTTGTCCATGCTGATCCGGTTTCCGTGCCCGGCCCACTGGACCATCGTGTCGTAGATGCAGTCGTCCCACGGCCGCGCGTTATTCGGTAGCCAGATCGGCGGCTTTACACCGTTGATGACCGCGCGATGGAAAAGGAACCGAAGATCGAAGGCGGCGTGGTTGTGCCCGATGAATACCGGACGATCCTGAATGCTGCGAATATCCGTCAGCCAGCAGCAGAATTCCTGCAGCAGCTTGGTTTCGTCCATGCCGAAATACGCCGTTGCCGGGCTATCATCAAGCGCGAACCCGATGCAGACGACTTGGCCTGATCCGCCGTCGAACGAAGTCTTGCGCCATGCCTGTTCGGCAACCTCGCCCGCCTTTTCGGCGCGGAATCGTTCCTCCCATCGCGCGATCATCGCGTCTTTCGACGTGAATTTGATCTCGCTTGCATCCGTGAGCCCGAGATCCTTGGCGGCTTGCTCCTTCGTCAGTCCTGACGGCGCGCGAAAGTTCTCTTGCACGTCGGCGACGAACGAATCAAGCGCGCCGGGGCGCTGATCCGGAATCGTTTCGATGTCGATGAAAATGTCCATGGCTATTCCTGTCAGAACTGGAAATCGTCGTCGGAGAAGTCGCCGAATCCCGCGCCAGGGTTCTCGGAATGCGGCTGGCTCGACTGCGTGGCCGGCCGCTTCTTGCGCGAGTCACGCACGGGTCGAGCCATCAGGGCTTCAAGCATCCTCGGCAGCGTCTCGGGCGTCGTCTTGCGCGACACGATCTCGCTCACCGTCAGTTCGGTGTCGTGCTGGAACACGCCGAACACGATCACGCGATCGACGTCTTCGCCAGTCTTGTTGTTGGTCGAAAGCTCCTTCTGCAACAGCAGGCCGATGCGCTTACCCATCATCTCCGGGTATCCGTCCACAACCATCTTCTTGCGCTGCTTGGATTCTTTGTCGTACTTCTCGCACTCGATCTTGCCTTCCTTGGCCTCGCGCAGCTTCAGGCAGCCGAGGATGGCTTGCACCGACTTCATGCTCGGCAGCACGTCGCCGGCCGCATTGACGGTGTAGAGGTCCAGGTAATCGGCGGTCGCGCCGTCGTTCGCCTTGAACGACAGTCCAAGCCCTTGAGACTTGTTCGGCGACAGCAGCTTTTCGGCGCGCGTGATGGTGCCGATGTACTTTCCGGCCTCTCGGATGGCTGCATTCATCTGGTCAGCGGTTGCGGCGATTTGTGGATTAAAAGTCAGCATTTGATGCTCCTTGCTCAGTTGTTCAGGCTGCCGCCTGTGGGATGGATTCGGTGAGGCCGTAGTACTCGTAAATCTCCGCGTCGATCAATGCGAGGTCGTTGTCGATCATCTCGTCATCGAACAGACCGATCGGGGTTTTGACGGTATCGCTGCCGCTGTTTCTGGTGCTGAACAGGTAGGAGCCGTTCATCACAACGGTCTTGAGGACGATCGTTACCATCCCCTCGATGACGATCTTTTCATCGAGAAGCTTGCCAATCGTCTTGATCTTGGTTCGCCCGAAGTCGTCTGTACTGGTGTGGCTCATGATGTACACGCGCTTGTGGTCGGGCAGGGAGCTGGCAGCCATCAGTACGTCCCATGCGTGGCGTGCGATCTCGTTGTACTTGGCGAACGCGGCATTGCCGACTTCGACATCGGTAACGCGGCGCATGAATTCGTTAGAGAGCACGTACTGGAAGTCGTCGATCACGATCACGCTTTTCTGCGTCTTCTTCATCGCGTTGATGATGCGAGCAGACTGGTCGGTCACATACACGTTTCCAGCCCGATCCGCCGGCAGATACTTCCAATTCGGCGACTTAAAAGGGAGCGGCTTCTTGACCGCCTGAATCAGTAGCGTGTGCGCAGGATCGAGATTGCGCATGCTCGCGCTCTTGCCGCTGCCGGACTCGCCTAGGATCAGAATTGCCGTGCTCATGATTCGTTGCTCCTGCGTTCGTTTGCTCGTTAAATTCGTGCTCTTCGCTCTGTTGCTGCTGTCCGTAGTCCGGGCCTTCGTCGTCCATCACATCGCCTTCGCAGCCCGCTCGACATCACGCCGGATCTCGTCCGACGTGCGCCTGTCGTGTGCCCGGCGCATCTCGTTCAATTCGCGCGCTCGTGTGGCGAGGTACGAATCCGCACTTTGGCGGCTCCACTCCAGATCCTGTTCTGCGAGATCAATCCGGAGCTTGCGGAGATTCCGCTTGATTATCTCGATGATGCTCATGACCGCCACTCCGCGCTTGCGATTGCCCGGCGCAGAATCCGCAGCGCGACCGCCTCAGGGTCGTTCGAGTCCTCGCGCCACTTCTGCCGGGCGAAAATGGCCTCCGCAGCTCTGGCGGCGCAGAGCAGTCCGAAGTGGCTTCCCACAAGTTTTGAGTGCTGCCGCTCGGTCATCACACCACGAGCCAGATCCTCATCGCTGATCCCGGCGCACGCCTTGATGCATGCGCTGATCCGATCCGCGGTATCCGCGTCGGACGTGTCGACCTGCAGATAGACCGCGCTCATGGCGGGTCGTGTCGAGCCGTTCATCGCTGATCCTCCATCCGATCACGCGCTGCGTCTTCCTCGTCCTCGCGGTCGAGCTTGTCGAGAGCCTTGCGGGCCTCCTCCTCACACCACGCCTTCCAGTACCCTGCGATTTTCGGATGAAGGAATTCGCCGAGTGCGTGCGCACCGTCTTCGTTCGCCGTGCTGAGCGCCTGCAGTTCGTCCGGATCCATTCCGTCGAGGACCCCGCCGAGCGCTTCCGAGATGTCGCGCCCGCTCACGACCTCGCCGATCTCCGTATCCCAATAGTGCTCGGCAAGGATCTGGATCGTGTCGTCCCGGTCGGACACGAATTCGTCGGCGTCGAGCGGATTTCGGAGAACAAGATCTCCATGCCCCGGCATCTGTGCGGTGTTGATGGATTGCATGTCATCCCCCTGTTGTCAGTTGCCCGTCTTTCCGGGCTGTCACGCGATTTTCGAGGCCGGCTTTTGTGCTTACGACAGCACGCAAAGGCTGATCCGGCATTCAGGAGGGGTTGCCCGCTGCAGGCTCGCCTCATCTTCCCGCCCTCGTGGGGCGGCGCAGCTCCGAAGATTCGTCGTCCGTCTCTCCGGACCGTCAGCGCTAGGTAGGCTCTACCCCGAGATCAGCCCCCGGCCAGCGGATGCAGACGTTTTTGGCGGTCTGCCAGCGCAACCGGCCTTGAGGTGACCGGCCGACCTTGGTGTCACCACCCGGATAGAGCCTCTTGCGAAGCCCACACCGGCTGATTCCTCAGCTGCCCCCTTCGCCCCGCGCCAACGCGGCTTAGAGATTCCGGATCTACCATCCGCTGCCGGCCTGTCCGGCATTACCCTTGCGGGCTGGTGTCGCGTGTCCCTCGGCCCCATCCATTTCCGATGCCGAGTCATCGGGTAAATCCCGGTCACTTACCCCTGACCGGCGCCGCGGAGGGAGCGGCGATGTTTGGGGTTCCGCCTATTACTCGTTTGCCACGTCCATCCCGCACACCGATCCGATGGCGACGAACGCCACCATCACAACGCCCATGAACAGGTCGGTCACGGCGCGCATCACGACCGCTTCGGAGCTGCGGCGAACGCGGCGGCAAGGCTGCCGTACTGCAGGATCATCATTGCGGCGATGGCCGCGTCAAAGCCCGTCGGGGCGGGGCGGGGTGCGGGGATTTGCATGTAGGGGCTCCGGTGGTTCTGTGTGGCGTTGCTGTGACTGCATTACACCATAGGTTGAATTGAAATGCAACCGCAAGTTGAAAATATCGTGAAGCGAAGATGCCGACGAACATCGCCGGTGCAGTGCAGGCGGGGTAACTACGGATTCTGTGTCGAGCTGACGGGTGACGTGTGACTTTCTTAACGCCCTCTAGCCACTTCTTGGGGCATCATTACTGGATGACTACGGAGGGGAAATGACTATTGTTCTATGGAATGAAAGGGCTCGTCGAGGTGGGCCTGTATCCGGTGCTGAATCTGCCACAACACCCCAATCGTCGTCGATGGGGCGCCCCTCGCCTCCCGCGAGATCGTCATGCCAACTCTGCTACCATGCAGTAACAAGGCGGCGGCAAACCCCTCGAGCTCGCCGGACTTGGCCTGCCTAAGGAGGGTTTCAAGCGTTTTGACCAGCTCGCGATCCGGAACCATCTGGTCACTCTTTTCTGTCGTCGTTACCATCAAGCTCTCCGGTCTGCGTGCGAGGCAACAAGCACCTCTGTTTCCATCTTCTTGGCGAACTGCGATGCGAGGATGAACGCAGCAGCTACGCCGGTTGATGGCGTCCGCATGATTGAACCTGCATTGCGGGTGTCCCATCCACCGTCGCCAGAATATCCAATGATGGTCACGCCTGAATAGTGCCCGCTTCTGGCATGGTCTAGCGCGAGTTCAAGCGCACGGACGACCCCTGTCGTCTCGACCCTGCTCATAGCGATCGACGGTCGATGTTGCGCCGCTCCTCTTTCCTCCTTTCCTGCGCATCCTTGCCGGCTGACGGATCGCTCTCGGCCTGAAATTCTTCATGGCTCCCCTCCATGGTCGGTCGCGGAAGCGCCCGCTCGGTTCCTGGCGTCATGGTCCATCTCCATGCATCGCCCCACTCCTCGCCAGACTTGACTGCACCCTTCCTGCTGTCAGACATCGCCGACAGCAGAACATTGTCTGCGCTTGTGCCGAACTGATCTGCGATGTATTGAGCGCTTTTGCGCAGCATGTCGACGTGGGCAGCGAGCATGCGGGCATCGATGTTGCCCTCTGTGGCTTTGACAGCTCGCAGAACCGGCAGATCCCTGGCCGTTGGTGATGTCCGGCCGGCCGATGGCGACGCGCCGATCAGCACCTCTACGCTGAGATGAAGCACTTCGGACACTAGCGGGATGTGCTTCTTGTCGAGCTTCCCGCTCTTGACCCACTTCGAGACCGCGTTGTCCGAAACCCCGACGCGCTCGGCAAGCCAGCGCTGACTCTCACCGAGCAAGAGAAGCGCCTCTTTTATCGCGATCCCGACGGAACTCTTCACCATTCGGTGATCCTGCCAACAGGAGGTTGAAAACGGAACATACGGCAGGTTGAACTGGTTGCACTTTTGTTCAACGTATGGTTGAATAGCGAGCATGAGCATTCAACTTCCTATCTCGAACGTAGATTTAGCCAAGCAGCTGAGCATTTCAGTGCAGGCCGTCTACAAGTGGGATTCCGTTCCGGCAGACCGAGTTCTCGACGTTTCGAGGGCGACCGGCTGGACTGTGACCCCAAACCAGCTCAGGCCGGATCTGTACCCGCACCAAGACGACGGACTCCCCTCTGCGATGAGGTCTTCCAGTCGTCGGCGCAAGGCATCCGCCTGATGCATCCCCGTCTCCTCCCCGCCCTCCTTGGGCGTTCCGTGCAGGCCAGTCAAGTGGCTGGCCTGCACCTTTTTTTTACACCGAATCGTTCCTCAACGCGGATCAATTGAAATGACGGTCAATGATCTACAGGGCGAACTAGCCCTTTCGCGACACGTAAGCGGGGTCTCTGTTCCGGTCGAGATCATTCACGGCAAGAAGAGCGCCGGCGCGGCTTTCAGCCTCGCGTGCGACGCATCAGGGCTCGACGACAAAGAGATTTTCATCCCCCTCGGAATCGACCCGGCGACGTTCTCGCGCATCAAGAGCGGCAAGAACAGCCTGTGCTGGAATTCCGTCTCGGACTTCTGCCGGATCGTCGGCAACACCATCTATCCGGAGTGGCTGGCCTATCAAGTCGGCTGCGGTCTGGTGATGCTCAAGTCCGAAGCAGAGCGCCGAGCCGAAGCCGCAGAGGTCCGTGCAGCCGAAGCCGAGAAGAAGCTCCAGTGGGCGATGGACGTACTCAAGGGAGTCCGGGCGTGATGCGCAACCCCCACACCGAAGACCGCGCGCTCAAGTGGATCGCCGTGCTGCTGATGATCTGCATGGGCTCGGCGATCTGGTTCGGAGCCTGGGTGGTCTGGACCGGCTTGGTGATGGCCGGCTGAAATGGAAACGGGCCCGTCATCGGTGCGAGAACACCTCGGGGCCCGTCAATACGACGGAGGAAGGATGAACGATTACACGGAATTTCTCAAGCGCAAGATGACGACGGACCCGGACACCGGGTTGTCGCACGTGCCTGCGCTGAACCCGATGCTGTACGAGCATCAGGCGGATATGGTCCGGTGGGCGCTGCGCCGTGGTCGCGCAGCTCTGTTTGCAGACTGCGGAATCGGCAAAGGCCCGATGCAGATGGAGTGGGCGGACAAGCAGCCGCACGAATGCATCATCGCCGCGCCGCTTGCGGTCGCACACCAGTTCGTTCGCGAGGCCGAGAAGTTCGGCATCGATCTGGCGTATGCGAAGGATCAGGCCGGCGTTACGAAGCGGATCACGGTGACGAACTATGAACGACTCGAGAACTTCCACATCGAGCAGTTCGGCGCCGTCGCGCTGGATGAGTCGTCGATCCTGAAGAACTCTGCCGGGGCTTATTGCAACTGGCTGATCGATGCGTTCAAGGCGGCGCCGTTCCGGCTGTGCTCGTCGGCTACGCCCGCGCCCAATGACGTGATGGAGCTCGGCACGCAGGCGGAATTCCTGGGCGTGATGACGCGCAGCGAAATGCTGGCGATGTACTTCACCCACGACGGTGGAGATACGTCGAAATGGCGCGTCAAGGGCCATGCGCAAAAGGCGTTTTGGGAATGGATGGCGTCATGGGCGGTGATGATCCGCAAGCCGTCCGACCTCGGGTACAGCGACGATGGCTTTGTTCTGCCGCCGCTGTCAATGCACGAGCACTGCATCAAGGTGCAGTCGCCGACGAGCGGCTATCTGTTCGCGCTCGAAGCGCAGACGCTTCAGGAGAGGCAGGCGGCCCGCCGCGACAGCATCTCCGACCGCGTACGGGCCTGCGCCGAGCTGGTCAATGCGAGCGATCAGCCGTTCCTAGTCTGGTGCAACCTCAACGACGAGAGCAGCCAGCTTGCCGCCGCGATCCCTGATGCGGTCGAAGTCCGCGGCAGCGACACGGACGCGCACAAGGAAGATGCGATCGTCGGATTCCTCGATGGTCGTCACCGCGTGATGGTCAGCAAGCCGCGCATTGCCGGCCTTGGCCTGAACCTGCAGCACTGCGCGGACATGGCATTCGTCGGCCTGTCCGATTCCTACGAACAGCTCTACCAGTCCATTCGCCGGTGCTGGCGCTTCGGGCAGACACGCCCGGTGAGCGTGCATGTCATCACGGCCGAGACCGAGGGCGCCGTCGTCTCGAACATCAAGCGCAAAGAGCGCGAAGCCGAAGAGACCTACGACAACATGATTGCGCACATGAAAGACCTGAATGCGGCTGCGCTGCACGGATCCTCGATGCGCAACAAGACCGACTACCTGCCGTCCGTACCGATGGCGATTCCGGCATGGATGAGGGTGGCAGCATGAGCCGCGTACTGGATCAGGCGAGCGGCGACAACTGGACGCTCTGGAATGCGGACTGCGTAGAAGTCGTCAATTCGTTGCCGGAAAACTCGCTGCACCTGAGCATCTTTTCGCCGCCCTACGCGTCGCTCTACACGTATTCGAACTCGGATCGCGACATGGGCAATGCGGCGAGTGACGCGCAGTTCTACGAGCATTTCGATTACCTGGTTGCCGGCCTTCACCGCGCGACCATGCCCGGCCGGATCGTCTGCGTCGACGTCATGAACATCCCGGCGATGAAAGAGCGCGACGGATACATCGGGCTCAAGGATTTCCGCGGCGACATCATCCGGGCGTTTCAGAAGAAAGGCTTCATTTTCCATTCCGAGCATTGCGCTTGGAAAGACCCGCTGATCGAGGCGACGCGCACAAAGGCGCTCGGGCTGATGCACAAGCAGCTCTGCAAGGACTCGACGCGATCGAGAGCCGGCATCCCGCAATACCTGCTGGCCTTCCGCAAGGACGGCGAGAACCCAGAGCCGGTCGCGCATCAGAGCGGGCTGGAGTACTTCGTCGGCGAGAACGAGCCGACGCACGGAACCCTGTCGCATGAGCGGTGGAGGCGCTACGCGTCGCCCGTCTGGATGGACATCAACTTCAGCAACACGTTGAACGCCAAAGCGGCCCGCGAAGCCGAGGACGAACGGCACGTATGCCCGATGGCTCTCGACTTGATCGAGCGCGCTATTCACCTGTGGAGCAACCCGGGCGATGTGATTTTCGACCCGTACAGCGGCATCGGATCGACCGGGTACATGGCGATCAAGACCGGCCGGAAGTTTGTCGGATCGGAGCTCAAGGCGGCGTATTTCAAGCAGGCCTGCAAGAACATCGGGCAGGCGCGCGCATCGCACGGCGGGCTGTTTGATTTGGGCGATCCCGCCTGATGCTCATCCAGATCCGCGACCTCATGCACCAGCGCCGAATCGAAGAGGCGCTTCGTGCTCTGCTGTCCGCAAGAACGCCCGCAGAGCGACGGAAGCATGAAGCGGCGATGCGCGATCTCATCCAGCAACGAAGCCCCGAAGAGGTGGCAAGAATGGAACGGCAAAGGGGCATTGGCTGATGGCGTCAGGGATCGATTGGTTCCGCTGGCACCACGGCAGCGTGACGGACCAGAAATTCCAGCTCGTTGCCCGAAAGGCGTCGGCGAGCGTTGCAGAAGTCATTGCCGTTTGGGCAACCATCCTCGAGGCCGCGAGCATGTCGGAAGATCGAGGCAACCCCGGAGATCAGGATTGCGAGTCCATCGATTGCGCGCTCGGACTGGATGATGGCGTAACGGCTCGAATCATTGGGGCGATGTCGGGCCGCGGATTATTCGATGAGGACGGACGCATTTCGTCATGGGACAAACGCCAGCCGAAGCGAGAGCGCGAGAACGACAAGAGCACGGATCGGGTTCGGGCGTTGCGTGCTCGGTCTGCTGGTGAAACGCCATGTAACGCCAAGCTAGACGATGAAACGCCATGTAACGCCATGGAACGCCAAGAAACACCTAGAGAAGAGAAGAGTAGACAAGAAGTAAACCCTCCCGCTTCGCCTGACGGCTTCGCTGAGTTTTGGGCGACGTACCCCCGGAAGGCCGGAAAGGGAGCGGCGGAGAAATCGTTCCGCAAGGCGAAGATCGGAATCGCTTTGCTGCCGAACGTCTTGCAAGCCATCGAACGCGCTCGAGCAACAGAGCAATGGCGGAAGGACGGCGGGCAGTTCATTCCGCACCCGGCGACCTGGATCAACGAGCGCCGGTGGGAAGACGACCCGGACAGCCGGCCGATGAACGGCGCCTTTAACCCGTTCGCGGGGTGCGAGTGATGCGCGCCCTCGACGTGCTGGCAAAAGCCCGGTCGCAAGGCGCAAAGCCGGCGGTGACGTTCGTGACGCTCGGCAACGTGCCGCAATTTCCCTGGTGGGCCGATGGCACGCCGGTCGAGATCGTCATCCCTGACGACATGGCTGTAGCCCGGATGGACTTCCGGCCGCTGGTGGGCTGCGACGTGATCCTGATCGCATGGCGGCGGGATGCCCGGCTGCGAGCCGCGACGGAACTGCTGTGTGCGCAGGCCGCCCGCTTGACGGTGCTGTCGAGCGACGACGCGGACGACCTGGGACACGTTTGGGAGCGCGGAACGGGGTGGCGCAAGTTCGGCGAGCGGAGGGCTGCGTAGTGGCGAATTTCATCAGCGACGATATCGACTTCACCGCGTACATGGACCTGACCGAGCACGACCATCGGGTGATCTCGTCGGGCCAGTATTCCGAGGATGTGGTCGATTATTTCTGGTCCGAGAAGGTTGATCGCGGGCAACAACTGCCGTGGGACAAGGCAGTCGGGAAGATTTCGTTCCGCCCGGCGGAAGTGACGATCTGGTCGGGATTCAATGGTCACGGTAAGAGCCTCGCACTGGGCCAGTCCTGCATCGGCCTGCTCACCCAAGCGCAGCGGATGTGCATCGCGTCGTTCGAAATGCGCCCGGTGGTGACGCTCGCCAGGATGTGCCGTCAGGCGTTCGGCTCGAGCAAGCCGGACCCGGACATGATCCGAGATTTCCATTCGATGACCGACAAGTGGATTTGGATCTATGACCAGCAGGGCATGGTGTCGCCCGACAAAGTGATCGGCGTCATGGGCTACTGCGCGACGGTCAAGAAATGCACGCACTTCGTGATCGACTCGTTCCTGAAGTGCGGCATCTCCGATGAGGACTACCAGGCGCAGAAGCACTTCGTCGACCGCGTCTGCACCGTTGCGCGAGACACCGGAATGCATGTGCATCTGGTCGCCCACTCGAAAAAGAAAGAGGACGAAAGCAAGCCTCCCAGAAAGATGGATGTCCGCGGCGCCGGGTCAATCACGGATCAGGTCGATAACGTGCTCATCTGGTGGCGCAACAAACCCAAGGAAGAGTTGATGCGCACGATCCGGGACCAGTCGAAGCTCGAGGAACTGCGCGGCGAGCCGGACGCGATGCTGATTTGCGACAAGCAGCGAAATGGAGACTGGGAAGGCCGGCTCGGGTTCTGGTTCGACCCTGCCAGCCTGCAGTTCGTCGAGATGCCGAACGGACTCCCGATGGATCTGCTGAGGCCGAGAGCATGACCGTCGCAGGGATGGAAGCACTGCGCGCCAAGGCGAACGTACAGGGACGAGCGGATGCGATCGAGCAGTTCCGTGCCGACTTCAAAGCGGTATGGCGCCAGTGGCGGGCGGCCGGGGAGATTACGGAACAGGAACTCTCCGACGGATACGCAGAAGCCGCGAGTGCCATCCAGTCACGCAAGGCGGACAAGGGCTGGATGGACTGCGCAGCGGCGCACTTCCGGCAGATGGCGCAGGACAGGCAGGCGGATCAATCCCGGTCCGAGCGCATCCGCGCGGAGATGGCATCGGCAAAGGAGGCGGCGTGAGCAAAATCATCATCCAGAACGACTCATCCCGCAGCGACATCCAGGCGCTGCAGTACGTGATTTCGGTGATTCGCGGCGGGAGGGTTACCGACCACGGGAAAACGTACCCGTTCGCGAGCGAGTTCATCGATGGCGTGGTCGTCGATGCGACGCGGAACGGGAAATCCGATCGGTTCGTGGTGCGGGACGTGGGGGCGCCGTGATCGAGTTCGTCGTCCCCGGCGCACCGGTGGCAAAGGGCAGGCCGAGAGCCTTCCGAACTGGCGCCGGAATAGGCATGCACACGCCGGTTAAGACAGCCACGTATGAAAACCTCGTGCGCTTCTACTGCGCAAAGTCCGCGGCAAGCCCGCTAATCGGCGCGCTGTCGGCCGAGATCATCGTTGTGCTGCCCGTGCCTCAATCGTGGTCCAACAAACGGCGCACAGAGGCTCTGGTGGGATTCGTGCATCCGACCAAGCGGCCCGACACGGACAACTATTTGAAAAGCGCGCTCGACGGCATGAACGGGGTCGCA